TAGTGTTTTATGTTCAGATAATGCCCGATGACCTTGTCATGCAGCTCCACCGATTTTGAGAACGACAGTGACTTCCGTCCCAGCCTTGCCAGATGTTGTCTCAGATTCAGATTATGTCGCTCAATGCGCTGAGTGTAACGCTTGCTGATAACGTGCAGCTTTCCCTTCAGGCGTGATTCATACAGCGGCCAGCCATCCGTCATCTATACCACGACCTCAAAGGCCGACAGCAGGCTCAGAAGACGCTCCAGTGTGGCCAGAGTGCGTTCACCGAAGACGTGCGCCACAACCGTCCTCCGTATCCTGTCATACGCGTAAAACAGCCAGCGCTGACGTGATTTAGCACCGACGTAGCCCCACTGTTCGTCCATTTCAGCGCAGACAATCACATCACTGCCCGGTTGTATGCGCGAGGTTACCGACTGCGGCCTGAGTTTTTTAAGTGACGTAAAACCGTGTTGAGGCCAACGCCCATAATGCGTGCACTGGCGCGACATCCGACGCCATTCATGGCCATATCAATGATTTTCTGGTGCTTACCGGGCTGAGAGGCGGTGTAAGTGAACTGTAGTTGCCATGTTTTACGGCAATGAGAGCAGAGATAGCGCTGATATCCGGCAGTACTTTTGCCGTTACGCACCACGCCTTCAGTAGCGGAGCAGGAAGGACATCTGATGGAAATGGAAGCCACGCAAGCACCTTAAAATCACCATCATACACTAAATCAGTAAGTTGGCAGCATTACCATCACTTTGCACCGTATAGCCTCCGTCTCAATGATGGAGCAACAGGCTAATGAGCTGTATAGCATTCTGGGAACGATTCTACAAAAGCGTGAATCGGACTAATGATACCGGTTCATTTGCCTGCCCGGATGGGGAAGCAGGATTGACTGCTCCATAAGCAGCTATATTTCTGAATACGAAATACTATCCAGCGATTACATATGGCTGGATAGCGGCAAAGATGTTTTCATTAGTGTCAAACCGGCAGAGGACACCACCGGTTTGTATTGTTACATCATGGTACTGTCAGTTCCGGGCTGAGCCGGGTCTGGTTGCTCTGGCTGCGCGTCGGTTTTCGGCTCATTATCAGCATCACTGGCCGCAACTGCTGGCCCAATAAGTTTTGCCAGCACTTCATCAACGTAAGTGTCGATTTGTGCCTCAAAATCCTTGCGGACCTGCGCTTTCAGCAACTTATTTACTTCACCGGAATACAGTGCCTGTTTTACCAGGTCTTCAGTGACGGTGCCTTTAATTTCTGGCATGTATATCCTCCTTATGCGGGAATAAAGCCCTGCAATCAGGGCTGGGTCGGGTCTTTTGGGAGCGGAGTTACCTGCGCTGTTTTACTGAGTTTTTCAGCTGCTGCGTCCTCAATTTTGCGGCGAACATAATTTCTGATGGCCTTATAACCACCACTCACCAGATATAACGCACATACTGCCGTGCAGAAATACAATAAAATAAGCTGTAAAAATGTCATTATCCCTCCCAATTATTGACATGGTGTTGACACCGGTAATATCTGTTAGGTAAAAAGGTGCACTGCATTTTTTGCTTTGGATATAACGATCTTTTTGCCGCCGGTTTCTTGTTTTCCCTTACCGGCGGCATTTTTTTATCCTGCTTACGCGTTATTCACTTCCACCACGATACTGTCAATCAGTACCGGGTAAGTCGCATTTTTAGTGATATCGGTCACGCGCAACTTGTCTGCCGTAAACGTGCCGACCGGAGACTGCGACAGCATGAATGGTGTCCCGTCCTTACCATCAATGACCGGCGTCACCTCAATACTGTTGTTACCGGCAAAACGGAAGCCCAGCGTATGCCATTCGTTATTAAATGCGCCGAATGACCCCAGCTTCGTGTTCTGCGCCGTGTTTCCTTTGTGATACATCACGTTAAGGTCTGTGGCATCGCTCTGTACGTAGAACGATGCCAGCAGGTTATGACCGGCATTTCCTTCCAGAGTAACCCCTTGCGGCAGGGCAGAAACCGGCCAGTACAGCGCCAGTGCGTACTGATTAGCCGTAAGCGCGCCATCGAGTTTAAAACGACAACTGACAAGACCACCTTTACCCAGCAGGTCCGCACCATTACCAGCATCATGCTCAAGGTACCAGGGGGCTCTTCCTGTTTCCTTGGTCAGTTTCATTGCCTTACCCCCGCTGGCTCCGGCATCATCCACGATTTGAGCCTTGCCACCTCCGGCAGCCCAACCCTGTGGTGTCAACCGTCCTTCAGACTCAGATGCCCGGTAAGCAAATAGCGTACTCATCGTCGTGGTGTCTGCGGGTGGCGTGGACGGTTTTGATGGTGTATCAGGTGACGGCTTCTCATCCGGTGGTGTCACGGTCTGCCCGCGCATCAGTTCAGCCGTGCGCCCTGCATGGAGCATAATAGCTGAGGCCAGACGGTCTGAAATGACGCCCCTGCGTGCCCATGAGCTGAAATGGCTGTCACGCTGTGTCGAAACAAAACTGCCCTGGGTTCGGGATGCTGCACCGTAATACCCGACAGCCACAATATCCGGGTCTTCCGCCGGAGCATTCGTTGGCGTGCTCTGTCCATTCTCATCCGTCAGGAACGGTACAAAGAAAATTTTCTGTGCTTCCTTGCCTTTGTAGCCACCGTATACTGCCTCATATTTATCGGTGCCAGCGTTTTTCCAGTAATACGTGGTATCACCGCAAATCCACGGCACCGTGGTGGCATTTCCACTCACGCACTGCGCAGCAAGCGGAGCCAGGTCAGTTCTGAACTGCTGAACCATGGCCGTGAATAAACTATTATGCTGCTGGCTTCCTGAGGCAAGGTCTGCCTCTCCCTGCATCCAGACCACAGCCAGAAGTTTGTTTTTCGGGTTTTTCGCCAGCGCGACTTTGGTGCGGCTTACCAGGTCCTGATACAGAGGTTTACCGGCCCCCCAGCGTGAAGAATCAGCGGAAGCACCGCTGGCCTCACTGAATGAGCCGTCGGCTCCAGTGGTGAATGCTGACCCGCCACGACAACAGGGCACCAGAAGTATCCCGGCATTCTGTGGGATATAGGGAAGCAGTTTTTTGGCAATATGCAACCCCTGACCGACAGTCCCGTACTGGCCTTTTGCCAGATCAGCTTTCGGGTGGTTTATCCCGCTCATATCCTGAACATCATGCAGGCAGTGGTCTGCCGGAATGATGTCGTTGTATGTACACGACGTACCGTTGGGCGTTACCGTACTGCGGCGTGCCAGTTGCTTAATGCGTGGGTCCGGGCGGTCAAACGAATCCGGTAACGGCAGCCCCTCGCCGTAGGCCATGCCATTTGACTGACCCGCGAGAATGACAACAAAGTAATATTCCGGCTCTGAACTGCTGCCATTCGTGCTACCGGAAGGCCCGGCGTTATCCGGTGCATTCCAGTCGGAGGGCGTGAGCGTTCCGGCCACGTCAGATGTGATTGGAATGATGCCAGTCACGCCTGAACTGGTGATTTCTGCACTGGGATTACCGGATACCGGCATTACCCATAATGGCTCTTTCGTGCTGAAGCGGATCACGCAGTCTGCGAAGGTGATCCCCCCTTTATTACCCGAAGGGCGGAAAGGGCTTTCAATAAATGCCACCGTGCCACCGGCAACCTTGACTGAAAACTCTCCGGGCATGGCGGAGAGCATTTTCCACTTGGAGTCTGACATCGTCTTTTCTGCCTGTTTCTGAATTAAACAGAGTCAGAATAGCGACCGCTGAAAAATATGTGTTTTGCGGAAATTCAAAAAAGCGTCACGGTACTTTTGGTGACGGAGCTGGTGAGGCAGGAAAATAACGATAAAGGGTGGAAAGGCCAATATCAAATATCAGTGCGATTTGTTTACGGGACTCGCCATTAGCCAGCAAACGGGCGATTTGCTCCCGCTCTTTCTCTGTCAGTTTCTGAGGTCTGCCGCCATGACGCCCCTGAGCACGGGCAGCAGCAAGACCCGCGCGTGTACGTTCAATAATGAGTTCCCGCTCCATTTCCGCCAGCGCGCCCATTATATGGAAAAAGAAACGTCCCATGGGAGTGGATGTATCAATATTGTCCGTAATGCTGCGGAAGTTAACGCCGCGTTGCCGGAGTTCTTCTGTTAAAAGGACAAGGTGCTGCATACTGCGTCCAAGGCGATCCAGTTTCCAGACCAGCAGGGTATCCCCTGGCCGGAGTCGCTTTAATGCGCGTTTAAGTCCGGGACGCTCCCTTGTCTTACCGCTTATTCTGTCTTCGAAAAACAGCTCACATCCTGCACATTCCAGCGCATTTCTTTGTAGCGCCGTATTCTGGTCATTTGTTGACACCCTGATATACCCAATCAGCATACGATTTCCTTATTATAAAAAGCCGGAATTGTCGCATGAGGAATAAAACAGAGTTAATCCTGGCTTTCCTGAAAACCTCGGTTTACGGGAAACGGTAAACAGGGCGGCGAATGCCCTGCCATCGGACGGCACCGCCGTTGCCGCGAACAGGCTGGCAAATGCCCACACAATTAATGGTGTTCCCTTTGACGGGACGCAGGACATAAACATCACTTCTGGTATAACACAGCAGGATGCGGATTCCCGATATATCCAGGATATCAGGCTGGGAGCAGAGAACAGGCAGGTAATGTACGGTGGGGCATATTACTCTGCGTACGGTAATGTTATGGCAGGCCTGCAGATTGACAGTAAAGTTGATGCTTCAAACGATTTTATAGCATTCAGACCCCTGCAAAAATTAGTCGGAGGTACATGGATTACGGTATCTCAGTTATAAATAGTCAGTAAATAATATATTTTAAAACAGATTTATTTCCAGGAGGATTTTATGGAACTAAAAAATATAACCCGTTATTATCCTGAAAATATGCCATATGGTAATAATGTTCAGTATTTCCAGAGTGAAGATGGTAAGGATTTCTACGAATCCCTGCCATTATTCACCAAAAAATATAAACTTTGCATAACACCTGACAGCGGCGTTATCTGCTCAATATCACAGGACGCCTCGGCGCTGTATCCTGCGGGGTTTTCTGTGGTTGAGGTCGATGAACTCCCTGAAGGCACGGATATTTCAGGAAACTGGAAGTTTGATAATGGCATAATCTCCCGTATTCCGGTTAACTACGCAAGAAAACTGGAAGCAATGCGCCAGTCATATCTTAATCAGGCATATGAAAAAATTAATGACTGGAGAACGGAGCTACAACTGGGCACCATCAGCGATGAAGACAGAGCAGCACTTACCCAATGGATGGCATACATCAGTCAGGTGAAGAAAATGGAACT